AGATCTTTGTTTATTTTTGCCCAAAATAAGAAAAGACAACCTGCAGGGTGAATAACAAAAAAATGAGTCAACTCAGTATATAAATAAGTTAAACTACAGTCAACCCCTTCTATTTATAAAGAGATTTTAAGTCAACCAAATTCGTTAAATGACAGATTTTATCGTTTCACCCGGGTGATCCGATCGTCCCACCCAGGTGAAACGATCATTCCACAAGGGTGAAACGATCGTTCCACGGTTGTGGAACGGTAAAAATACAAGACATTTTCCTTTAAGATTTTATGGGATGGAGATAAATGAATCGAAAAAAACAGGTGTGAATGTATAGTTTTCGGCCCACTTTATGGTCTAACAAGTAAAAAACAGCATGTGAAATGAATGCGAAAGAACAACAATTCACGAACATCATCAAGGAACATGAACGGACCATCTATACCGTCTGTTATATGTTCTCGAGTGTAAATACCAATTGAAAAATGCACCGCATACTAATTGAAAAGTGCACCAGAAGAAGAGATTCCAAAGGAATAAAAGAAATCAGAATTAATCACCAGCAAGCATTAAATTTTGAGTTTCTTTAACTCTAAAGGACTGTCCGGTCATGTTGATAAGAAAAGCTTTATGAGTAAGCCTGTCTACCATGGCCGCGACGAGTACTTTGTCCTTGACAATTTCTCCCCATCTGTTAAAGGCCAAATTGGTAGTTATAATAGTAGCCTTCTTTCCTGCTCTGAGTGATAAATGATTAAAAAGCAGTTCACCCCCTTCTTTGTCGCAACTGACATATCCAAACTCATCACAAATAACCAAATCGTACTTTTCAAACCTCAGTTCAAACTGCCGTAGAGTTTTCAAGGATTTACATTCCCGGATATGTGTCAGCAGATGTGGTATAGAAGTAAAATAGACACTGTATCCATTGCGACAGGCCTCAATCCCTAAAGCAGTGGCAATGTGTGTTTTTCCGGTACCGGGACTTCCATAAAGAACAATGTTTCTCCTCTCCCGGATAAAATCCAGTGTTTCAAGTTGTGGCAGTACGATTCTGGCATCTTCGGGTAATTCCTCCCGGACAATTTCCTGCAGATACTTCAACTGTGGAAACCCGGCCCATCGTATCCGCTGCCGGATCCGGGCTTCGATACGCCGCTCATATTCTCTTTTTAACCACTCGCTCAAAAAGATCCGGTAAGACCACTTCTCTTGTGTGGCCAGCGTGATTAAATCCTGAACTTCATCATAGGATTGCAACAGTTTCACTTCTTTCATATACTCTTGCAACCGGTCATTGCATACGGTTCTATTTTCCATTTCTATTTAATTGATTATAAATGTTGTCCAACTGTATTTTCCATTATATGCGTAATAGCATTCAACAACTCACAAGCATTTTCTTCAATACGACAAGCCTGCTCTGCATCTTCCGACTTTACTTCCGGAAAAAGATTTGTACTTTCTCCAAGGGTATGTAATAGCAGTTTAATTTGATCCGCCGAGATTCTTCTACTCACTTTCCGGACCTGCTCTTCATAGACTTTTTGTATGTCGGAATAAGTAAACCCATGCTCCTTGCATACAATAAAAGCAGAATAAAATCCTTGGCATTATCCTTAAAATGAAGGTTGTAAATCTTTTGTATGCACTCGGGGACTTGCCTTAGAGCAACAGATCCGTTCAAGGCACCCGGCTTGCGAATCAATGTCTTCAGGTAGTGTTCTAACCGGACGCTCCACCGGCCACCGGTATAAAAGCGTTCGTGAGTGGCTACCTTTTCTCCCCGATAAAATATGACGAGTTTTTCACTGTAAATCCTGACCGAGACACATTGTCCGACCAATGTATCGGGAACGGAGTAGTGGGAACCCTTCATACAGATAGTAGACCATTTGGTCACCTTGTATTCGGCCAGTTCAAAACATCCCACATCACGGATGTAAGGCTGTAAAGCTTTCAGATCGGCTTCAAAGCATTCCTGCTTGTTTTCTGTGGAGAGGCTGGCGGCTTCCCTGTTCAATGATTCACAAACCCTGGTAAGATGTTCCTGAGCGGCAGCAATGGATTGGAAGGAAAGGTTCAAGGAGAAGGCTTTACGCCGTACGTATTCTACGCTACGTTCCACATGGCCTTTTTCCCAACCGGCACGGATATTGCAGAAACGAAAATGGAAACGGTAAAAAGCAGAAAGCCGCAACAAGGCATCCGTCGGACTTTTCCGGTTCCCACAAAACTCCTTGACAGCCACACGCATATTGTCATAAACCAACACCCCGGGAACGCCTCCCGCCCAACGGAAGAAGTTCCGGTGGGCCTCCATGAAGGCCAATGTGTTTTGATGGCGGAACAAGCAGGCAAAACGGCCATTACTATGCGCCAGGGTAAACACGGCAAGGAAGAAACGTTGAAGTTTTCCCTGGTAGTGCAGCTTTACTTCACCCCAGTCAAATTCGCAGACTTCTCCCGGATTGTAATACTGACGTATAAAAGCCTCTTTCCCCGATTCTTTTTTATCCTTTTCTAATGAATACATATACCTGCATATACTTTGGTAACTCACTTTATATCCCTTGGAAACAACCAGGTCATAAACGTCTTTCTTCAGCATGCATTGCTTCTTTAAACCGGAACTTTGCTTCCTCTCATTTTCCTTCATACACTTATGTACCAGTTCAATAACCTCCGGTATCAGTACCCGTTTTTTCCGTGTTCCTACATCATAAACGGGAGGCTTGGATAATAAGGCCTCGAGAGAACCGTCCGGATCTTCCTGTCGCAAAGTTGTTTCGTATTCGGCTATCACTTTCGTAATGGTCCTACGGTTCAAGTGCAGTTGGCGTGCTATGGCCCGCCTGCTTAATTTATTGACACGGTAGAGTGTTATGATTGTCTGTTTGTCGATCATACTTATCATTGTTTTCCTTTCGCTTCTTTGATAAATAAAGCAAAGGAATAAATTAAATTAATGTTAATATCTTATAGGCTTAATATTTATTCTGGATTCCGTTTTTACTACTTTTCCTGGTGCACTTTTCAATTGGTGTGGTGGTGCATTTTTCAATTAGTATATACACCGTGGACCTATGGAGGCGCAAGAATACAGTGTAACTGATCCGGCTAAAATAAAGGCTGCACAACAAGCGTATGTCACTCTTAATGCTGAGCTTGAAAAACAACGTGCTATATTAGGTCAGTTAACCGGCGATTATCTGAATGAAGATATAGAGCGGTTGAAGAAACTAAAAGCAGAATCAGATGTTGTAACTGATCAACAAACTTCTACCGGCGAAGATCCGAAAGATGTGTTGAAACGACAAATCGAAGCAATTGACCTATGGCTCCAGAAAAAGAAAAATGCGCTGATGGAAGCCCGGCAAATGGAAACCGATATCAACAACGAGAATTATATTTCGCAAGAAGAATATCAAAAGGCTGTTCTTTCTCTCGAAATGAAAGCGCTCGAAAAGAAGTTGGCTATTGCAGGACTGGAGCCGAAAGAAATTGCAGAGATCCGTGGTCGCATTCTGGAAATACGGCAACAGATGGCCGACGATGCCGTTCGGATCGAAAAGGAAATCCAGAAGATTCTACTTGAAGCGGATCCGGTTGCCAAAGAAAATCAGGCATACGAAGAACGCCTGCGTTCGCTTAACCTTTTTGGTGTAGAACGGGAAACACTGACAGCCGAGCAACTGAAGGCTTTAGAGTTGCTGGAAGAACAGCATAACAATAACCTGGCTGATATAGACCGTAAAAATCGGGAACGCGAAAAAAGACGGGCAGAAGAACGCTATAAACAGGAAGTAGAAGCTTCTACCGGCATGCAGTACGATTTATGGGATAAAACACGTGGTATAGGATTGGACCAGATGCAACAGGAATTGGAAGTTGATATGAGTATCGGTAACGGAACCGAGAATGAATACTACACCCGGCAAATGGCTATCCACACCATGCGTATGCAGCTCCTTCAAGAAGAACTGGATATGCGGAAAAAGGTAGGAGCCGAAACGGGCGATATCTACAAACAGATGTCCGACCTGGAAGGCGATATGGTACAGGAAGCGGCAACGCACTTCAACCAGTTGGCCGGTACATACCAACAATACGGATCGCAAATAGGCGAAGCATTCGGTAATTTGATAGGCGGGCAGGAAGACGCCCTTCAGTCGCTTGCCGATGCGACAATCGATATCCTGTTTGACGTACTGGATAAAATGGCGAATGCCTGGATAGCCGAACTGGCGGCTTCTTCAGTCAAGAACGTGGCCAAGGCTCAAATGGAATCACTATCTACGCCCGATTCAGTATTGACATTCGGAGCTTCGGGTATCGCTCGCGCTGCCATCATGTCCGGATTAATTACGGCGGCGCTGGCCGCAGCCAAGGCCGGTATCAAAGCAGCCATCCGAGGCGGAAGCGGAAGTAATGCAGATCTGTCGTCTGGCGGCAGCGGACAGCGTGTGATCAAAACCGGATATTCAGTTGGCGGACATACGGGCGACGGACCAACGCTGGAAGTGGCCGGAGTTGTACACCGGGGCGAATATGTTGTACCGAAATGGCAGATGCAGGATCCCGTATCTTTTGATTACGTCCGGGCGCTCGAAACCATCCGTCAAACCCGTACACGAATGAATCCATTACCTGTACGGCATGGATACGCCGAAGGCGGTCCGGTTAGTACGCCGGTATCTCCTGCATACGACGACAGAGAACTGAAGCAAACGCTGAATGCCATGAACCGTTTGCTTATCAAGCTGGATCGACAAGGCGTCCGCACCGAATTTAATATCTCCAGGTTGAACGATGTTCAGCAGAGTTATAATGCCAGTCGATCGAGAGGTACATTAAAGGATTAAAAAACAAAATATTGCACAAAAACCTATAAAAATAAAGGGGTTTAGAATATTTTACATACATTTGCGCAATATAGATAGAATGTCACTAAAGAATAAATACAATGGATCAAAATTCATCAACTCCGGTTTTATCTACGTTTTCGATAACTGGCGACAATCTATTCGTAGAAGGCATAAAAAGTCAAGGTTTGATGATTTTCTCCGGTGTCGCTGCGGAAGAATCGTTTACCAATTTGACTTTGACTGAAGATAATAAAACAGATTTGCTTATTCGTGCTATTAATAATAGAACAAGAGAGCGAAACTACTTTAAATTGCTTTCTTCTTTATTAGAAAATGAAATAACTGAAGAAGAATTTGATCAGGAAATAGATCAAAATGAAGATGAATATGTTGTCTCAACCGATCAAAAAGTAGATCTGAATAGTCTTAAATTTATACTTTCTAATTACAAAAGAATAAAAGACGTAAATGATATGGATGACTTATCAGCTTTATTCTCTTTGGATAAGAAGTTATTAAATAGAATTATAGAAAAATCAAAAAGAAGGATATCATAAACGCGACCCATAATATTGAATAAAAATAGGGGGCAATTCCAAATGCCCCCTATTTTTTTACAAATTCTTTCCAAAACCCTTGCATATATCAGCACTTCAATCTATATTTGCAGTGCATTCCATTTTTGAGAGAGGCGACGAAGGCTCGCCGATATACCGTAGCGGGCATTTTTTATGCTTGCCATATAAAGATATAAAGTACCGACCCCCGTGTGGAGCGTTAATGCGCCCACTGCCTTTCTCAAGGTGGAATGCAACGGGAAAGCGGTACTTTTTTGTATCCTCTCCAATAAACAACTTATTGTATAATAAATAAAGCATTCCAAAAAATGAGAAAAGAACAAACAGTCACCTTGCCAAACAAGGCCGAAGGCATTCAGATCAACCTGAAGAACCGCTTTACATGGGATAATCTGACGACCGCAGTCAACCGGTTTATACCCGAAACATTCGACAACCCCGGCGAAGCCCGTTCGTGCGTTCGCTTTCTTCTTTTATTTATACTCTTACTCGCATCCGCAGGTTGGATGGATAAACTATTGTCGTGATGGACGCATATCCGCATGATATAAACAAGGCGCTCCGCGAGTGCCGGTTTATCTTGAAGCTAAAACCGTCTCCCAACAAAATAGCCATGATAACCGACCAAAGAGGGATGTTATGGGATTCAATGCAGTTCAGAGACGAAGATACCCGTATTGACATGATAAAGCTATTCTGCACAGAAGACCTTTTGAAGGCAATAACCGGTACTTTCCATTATATCGAGGCCGTTTATACCGGTCGCCGGGAATGGAAAATCCTCTATATAAAACGGCTTACACCTACTTATATACTGGAAGAATGGGATAAAGACATATTAAATAAAAAGAAGAATTTGAATCATGGATAAACATATAAATTTCAGTTCAGAAGAAGAACGACAGGCATACGAACTATTAAAACAGATACGCGACTACGAGCGTTCGCTAACCGAAGATGAACGCAAAAAGATGGAGTCTGAACACCGGCGTGGAGCCAATTATATATGCAGTCTTTTGGAAGACATGCTGAATAATATACCCAAGGCGCTAGCTACTTCTTCTTATTTGATACGCGAAGCCGACCGCCGTCATGCTTTCAATGACATGGAGAGCGAAATACTTGAAGTCACGCAAGGCGAAGATCCATTAGTCATGGTATCGAAAGCCAGCGTATCAGCAGCCCGAATAAATCATAACACCATAGCGCAAATAAGGCTCGCCCTGTTGGCCGCGAAAGAATTTTTTCGTGTAGAATCCATCAACGAGCCAGTCAACAGTCTGTTGAGTTAAACTTTTTGTTCCCCAACCCTTAATTATGGCGCGCCCCGACCGGTTGATATACTGGTCGGGGTTTTATTTTCCCACCAACAAAAAAGTGTATAGTCTTTTCCTGAAAAGTGTATAGTCTTTTTATAAAAAGGGTATAGGGTTTTCCGGAAAAAGGTATAGTCTTTTTTGTCCTTTATAAGCTATTGCCACACAGCTATATTTGGATAAAAAGATAAGATTATGAAACTACTTTTAGATACGAAAACAACCCCTCTCCCATCGCTCGATTTGCCTTCCGACCTGTCGGTAGAGTTGAGCCGGACAAATCCTTTTCTGACCAACGAAGGATCGCAAAGTATTCCGTTTACAATACCGGCCAGTTCCGGAAATCTGGTAAAATTGGGATTCCCGGAACGGTTACGACCAACTACCCGGCCGGAGACCAAGCGACCCGCCATTCTGTTGGATGGTAGCGCCTGGATAAAAGGTACTCTATATATAGAGAGTGTCAACATGAAAGATGGGATTACTTGTACATTCTATACAAACGAGGGCCGTCTATATGAGCAGCTAAAGAAATATACATTACAAACCCTGCCATTTGACAAGATCGGGACTGAAGGCCAAAGCGTCGATAGCCTGATATCCGGATTCGAGAGCGAAATAAACGGTACCAAAACAGAAAGCGAAATGTATGCTTTTTGTGGATGCGGTACCGACCTTGTATTTAATCTCGACAAAAGCAACGAATCCAGCTACGACCTTATATTAAATGAGATTCAATATAAATCAGAAAGTACATCCGTCGAATTTATTGGAAAGACAAGTCGAAAATATTTCAACGATACCGGAGATAGCGCAAAAGAAATTACCGTACCGGCCGGATATGGTATCAGCCCATTCATGAAAGTAAGTTATATCCTGAATAAGATGTTTTCATCACTGGGTTATGATACAAATTTGTATCAGTTTACATCCAACGCCTCATTCAACCGGTTGGTTGTATTGAACAACGTATTGGATTCATGCGTCAAGGGCGGTGGAATCAGCCCTTCTGTCTTATTACCCGATATGGACTGTGAAGAATTTATTTCTGCCTTTCGGAAAAAGTTCGGCATGGAGTTTATCGAAAACAACAACACGATCGAAATGCGCAGCTGGGAAGACGTGTTGAAACTTTCTCCGGATTATGAAATCAGGTCGATAGAAGAACCTACTATCAGTTATGAGGACGCCAAAGGAATATATATGTCTCTAAACAATCTGACTGATGGGAATATGATGGACTACTATACCATTACTCATAATCCGCCTGAAGGAATGGACAAAGAAGAAATATCATTCTCAGACTATACTCCGACAATTAGTAATATGCGGTCTGCCTATATCCTGAAAATAACCGGTGGCGGCATTCCTTCTATGTATTGCTGGGGCCCGGATATGGGCAGTAACAGCCATATCAATACCGAACTGATATTGGACGACTCAAAAGAAGCAGAAGACGAAAGCAACGACAAGTTAAGCCTGGTATTCTGTTTTGCCTTAAAAGGGATAAAAGTAGATAAGCAAGATCCGTCGTATAAATATCCTTTTATAGAAGGAACGTTAAGGGAATATGATTTTGAGTAAGCATACTATTTTCCGCCTTGACGCACATTATTCACAACCCTACCTTTGCGCCGTAACCTTTAACAATAATGATT